GCTTTACTATTGCCATCGCGGATGGATAGCTAAACGAGTCACCGTTCGAATTCTTAACTAGGTCAATTAACTGGCCGTTTACTTGTTCTAATGCTTTGCTTAAATCCATTGCGTGATTCCCCTTAAGTGATGCGCTGCACCGTTGCCGCGCTTTCGTAAAGTACATTGCATGCGCCGTGCCAAGTCCTGCCAACAATCGAAAACAATTTTAAAACTTCAATGATTACAACGCGTTGCGGATGAAAATAAATTCACCGGATTGTTTTACTGTATAAATACACAGTGTTCAAAAGTGTTACTGTGTTACCGTAAAGTGTTACCGTGTTACCGTGAAAGTGTTACCGGTAACAGATTGGGTTGGGGGTTGGGTGTAGGGTATTGGCTGCCTATCAATCCCTCACACCTAGCGAATCTCGCCAATAGTTAGCGAATCTCGCCAATGTGTAGCGTATTTGACGAAGGGGGTCGCGGATTGGGGACGGGGAGGGGCGTGCGTGCGTGCGAATCATTATAGTTGCCCCCCAAATTTGCAGCAGGCAAAATTAAAAAAAAGCCAGAATTAGCATTAACTCCCGCGCACGTAATATCTAGCGTTGTACAAAAATTAGACAATAATTAAAACTCATGTTTCAATGCAGTTAATTAATCTTAGATAATAGATACGAACCTGTTATGAAAGACAACACAGATAAGCCTAAACGCAGAGTAGGTAGACCCCGCAAGGATGAGCTAATCCCACCCAAGAGGGGTAGGGGTAGACCCAAGGGCGACCACTCAGCTATGCAGGAGATGAAGCAGAGGTTCTTGGCTAGAAGAGACACCCCTGCGGTAATCAACTCTATTTACAAGGCGGCTATGGATGACGACCACAAGAACCAAGCTGCTGCGTGGAAGCTGATTATAGATAGGGTCTTGCCTGTCAGTGCATTCGACAAGGACAAGATGGGCGGCAAGCCTACGGTCAACATCACTATCTCAGGCGTAGGAGAAACTCCTGTGATAGACGGAGAGGTTATAGACCATGAACCTGATTGATCTACTGGTTAAGCATGAGGGCTTACGGACTAAGCCGTATGAGGATACGACCGGACACCTAAGTATTGGTGTTGGGAGAAACTTAGACTCATTGGGGTTATCCCACGATGAAATCTACTATATGCTCAAGAACGACATCAGAAGGTGTGAGGAAGAACTGGATAACACCTTCCGGTGGTACAAGTATCTAGATCAAGTGCGTAAGGATGCTATGGTATCATTATGCTTCAATCTTGGTATTACTAGACTGAGGAAGTTCAAACTGGCTCTTAAGTCTATGGAGACTGACGACTTCGAGGAAGCTGCCGATGAATTCTTAGATTCTCTGTGGGCGACTCAGGTTGGTCAACGGGCTGTAGAGATAACTTATATGATTCGATTTGGAGAATACTATGCCAATGGTTAATGGTAAGAAATACGCATACACAACTAAAGGTAAGGCCGCTGCGAAGAAGGCAGCAGCTAAAGCCGGAACTAAGCCTAAGATGGCGAAGAAGCGCAAGTAATGGCCTACACTAAACCCGGATTACGCGAGAGCATTAAGAAGCGCGTAATGGCAGGGTCTAAAGGTGGTAAGGCAGGTCAGTGGTCAGCCCGTAAAGCCCAACTCGTAGCACAGGAGTACAAGGCTAAAGGAGGCGGCTACTCTGGCGGCAAGACTAGTAATCAAAAGTCTTTATCCAAGTGGACTAAAGAGGATTGGGGTACTAAGTCAGGCAAGCCGTCAACCCAAGGCAAGAAAGCCACAGGTGAAAGGTATCTCCCTAAGAAAGCTAGGGATTCTCTTTCCTCTAAGGAATACGCCGCTACCTCGCGGAAGAAACGTGAGGATACAGCTAAAGGGAAGCAGTTTTCTAAGCAGCCCAAGAAGATAGCTAAGAAGACCTCGAGAAGTAGATGAACCTAAACATAAGTCTCCTAGAGTGGCAGAAGAAGGTTTGGAACGACCCCACGCGTTTCAAAGTGGTTGCTGCGGGTCGCCGGACGGGCAAGTCTCGTCTGGCGGCTTACCTTTTGATAGTCAACGCCCTGAAGTCAGATAAGGGGCAAGTGTTCTATGTCGCCCCCACTCAGGGTCAAGCTAGGGACATTATGTGGAATCTCCTCTTGGAGATAGGCCAACCCGTTATAGAAAACTCTCACGTTAATAATATGCAGGTCAGGCTGATCAACGGCACTACGATTAGCTTGAAAGGTGCGGACAGACCTGAGACTATGCGTGGTGTAAGCCTTAAGTTTCTGGTCATGGACGAATACGCGGACATGAAATCAGATGTTTGGGAGCTTATCCTTAGACCTGCGTTGACAGACCTGAAGGGCGAGGCTTTATTTATCGGGACACCAATGGGTAGAAATCATTTCTATGAACTCTACAAACAAGCCAGTTTAGGCACAGACCCCACTTATAAAGCATGGCACTTTACCAGTTACGACAATGACTTACTTGAAAAAGAAGAGATAGACGCAGCTAAGCAATCAATGTCCTCCTATGCCTTCCGGCAGGAGTTTCTTGCTTCCTTCGAGGCTAGAGGCTCTGAGATGTTTAAAGAGGATTGGATTAAGTTTGACGAGGAAGAGCCGACTACAGGTGACTACTATGTCGCCATTGACCTCGCGGGCTTTGAGGAGGTCGGCAAAAAGACCCGAAACAAAAAGCTTGACAACACTGCTATATCTATAGTAAAAGTCGGCGAATATGGATGGTGGGTTTGTGATATAATAGCCGGACGTTGGGAGTTGAATGAGACTGCCCAAAAGATATTTCAGGTTGTTAGGGATTACGAACCCGTCTCAGTAGGCATAGAGAAAGGCATAGCCCGTCAGGCTGTGATGTCTCCGCTTACCGATCTTATGAGGAAATATCAGCGTTTCTTCCGTGTTGAGGAACTCACCCACGGAAACAAGAAGAAGACAGACCGTGTGATGTGGGCATTACAGGGTAGGTTTGAGAATGGCATTTGTACCTTAAACAAAGGTGAGTGGAATGTCCAATTCTTAGACGAGATATTTCAATTCCCTGATGCTCTAACACACGATGACATGGTGGACGCACTAGCCTACATAGATCAGTTGGCTACTGTGTCCTACGCGTATGACTTTGAAATTGATGACTACGAAGTCATAGATTCTGTTTCGGGATACTAATATGCTAGATAGCAACGAAGATCAATTCGGCATAGAAGAGACGCTAGAGTCTTGGATAATGGAGAAGTGCCGCGAGTGGCGCGACCATTACGAGTCGAACTATGAACAGAAGTTCGATGAATACTACCGTCTATGGCGAGGAATCTTCTCTGCTGAAGACCGCAACAGAGACTCTGAGCGGTCGCAGATCATATCCCCTGCCCTCCAACAAGCCGTAGAATCTTCTGTCGCAGAGATTGAGGAAGCTACCTTTGGTCGTGGTAAGTTCTTTGATATTAAGGATGACGATCAAGAGACAGCAGATGTCGCCTACCTTCGCGACCAACTGACTAAAGATTTTAAGAAGAACAAAATCCGCAAGGCTGTTGGAGAGTGTCTAATTAACTCCGCTGTCTACGGTACAGGTATTGCCGAGCTAGTCCTTGAGGAAGTAAAGGACATGCGTCCTGCCTCTCGTCCTACAATGGACGGGCAGTTGCAAGAAGTCGGCGTAGAAATGTTCGACAGGACTGTGTGTAAGCTAAGAAGCATCCAACCACAGAACTTCCTGATCGACCCTGTAGCTACAAGTGTAGATGAATCCATCGGTGTAGCCATTGATGAGTTTGTCTCTGTACACCAAGTAGAACTCCTACAAGAGAAAGGGGTGTACAAAGATGTGCCGTTTAACTTCGCTTACCCTGACATCGACTTAGATGCAGACCACGAACTTACCACGCAGCCTACCGAGAAGGTTCGTCTCACCAAGTATTATGGTCTAGTCCCCCGCCATCTACTTGAGAATGATGATCTTTACGAAGAGGTTGAAGAGCTAGTACCAAGTGACGAAGATAAGACCTTTTACGTTGAGGCAATCGTGGTAATAGCGAACGGTGGTACTCTCCTGAAAGCGGAGAAGAACCCGTACATGATGAACGACCGTCCCGTCATTGCATTCCCGTGGGACGTTGTGCCTAATCGTTTTTGGGGAAGAGGTGTTTGTGAGAAAGGTTATAACTCACAGAAAGCCTTGGACGCAGAACTCCGCGCAAGAATTGACGCACTAGCTTTAACAGTCCATCCGATGATGGCTATGGACGCTACCCGTCTGCCTCGTGGAGCAAGACCTGAAGTCAAAGCAGGCAAGATCATTCTTACTAATGGCAACCCTGCTGAGGTTCTACAGCCGTTTAACTTCGGTCAGGTTAATCAAATCACCTTCGCGCAAGCAGGTGAGTTGCAGAAGATGGTACAGACTGCCACAGGCGCTATAGACTCTGCGGGTATTCCCGGCTCTATCAATGGTGAGTCTACGGCGGCAGGAATTTCAATGTCTCTCGGGGCTATCATCAAACGCCACAAGCGTACACTGATTAACTTCCAAGAATCATTCTTGATTCCGTTTGTCTCTAAAGCTGCTTATAGGTATATGCAGTTTGAGCCTGAGATTTATCCTGTTGCGGATTATCAGTTTGAAGTGTCTTCTTCTCTAGGGATTATTGCCCGAGAGTATGAAGTTACTCAGTTGGTACAACTGCTACAGACTATGGGTCAAGACTCACCTCTGTATCCTACATTGATTCAGTCCATCATAGACAACATGAATCTCTCGAACAGAGAAGAGTTAATCCAAGCTCTTGCTCAGGCGGGACAACCCTCACCTGAACAGCAACAAGCTCAACAGGCTGCACAGCAAGCACAGGCGGCCTTCCAACAATCACAGACCAACGCACTCAACGGTCAGGCTGCGGAGTCTCAAGCGCGAGCAGGTAAGATTGCGGCAGAGACTAAAGCTATTCCTGTTGAGTTGGAAACAGATCAGATCAAAGCCATCACCTCTAACCTCAAGGTGGGTGACGCAGATGACCGTGAGTTTGAAAGAAGACTCAAGGTCGCAGACACAGCTCTTAAAGAGAAGAGGCTAAATCTTGACGCAGCAAAGGCTATATCCTAATGGTTTCGCAAAGAGAGTTGCAGGAGGTCGTTACACAGATCAACGGCATCCTAGAACGCCTAGACAAAAGAATCACGGCGTTAGAAAAGAAGCAAGAGACTCCAAAGAAACAAGGGCGACCTAAGAATGGATAAAGCAACAGAAAAGTATTATGACGACCTTCAGGGAATGTTTATGACTGACGGTTGGAAAGAATTGATGAAAGAGCTAAGTGCCAATGCTCTTCAGATAAATTCAGTTGAGGCAACAAAAGACAACGAGGATTTGTACTTCCGTAAAGGACAGTTAAACATTCTCTCTTTTATCCTTAACTTAGAATCTACGGTTGACCATTTACAGAAAGAGGATAGCAATGAAGGTGTTTGATTTTCAGTGTGAAGAAGGCCACATACATGAGGCTTTTGTGAAGACTGACGAAGACCGTCCTTGTCCCGACTGTGGTGGAAACAGTAGTAAGGTTATCTCTGCACCTCGTGTAGTCCTTGACCCAATATCCGGTGCGTTTCCGGGCGCTACGATGAAGTGGGCAAAAGACAGGCAGCAGAAGATAAAAAAAGAACGCAAGGTAGCCGAGCAATAGTCCCACTTCGGGGTAGCTAGAATCGGTCTTGTTAGTTATGGAGTTAAATAGTGGCACAATTAATTGATGAAGTTACGCAAGAGGTAGATGAAACACAGAACGAAGAAGCGGTCTTAGAGGAAACTCCCGAGGTAGCCGCA